CGTTATTCGGATCGAGGATAGCGGTTCTCAATTCGCGCTTTCCGACGGTGCTGCCACGTATCGTCAATCAGGTGGGCAACCGGGCAAAGACGCAGGTTATTCGAAACCTGACCAAGCAAACGGGGCTGGCGCGCAAGACAATCGTCAAGGCAGTCGGGGATCCGGGCGTTGCACGACCGGGCAAGCTTTCCTACGAAATGGTGACGCGAGGCGGCGATATTCGTCTGAAATATCTTTCGCCTCGCGAGTTACGCGCAGGCGTTTCCGCAAAGCCATTCGGGCAGCGGAAGTTGTTCGCGGGATCATTTCTGAAAGGCGGACGCTTCCCCGGTCGCGTCAACGTTCCAAAGTTTTACGGCCACTCTTTCCATAGGCTGAACACGTCTGGAACCAAGATCACCTATACCCGGTCAGGTGTTTTCATCCCGGTGGAAATGACCAAGGGCGCGACGAGATCGGCATTTGAAAGAACGGCGGCACCTTTGCTGCAACAGCGCGTCGATGCTGCTCTCAAAAAGCTCCTGCCATAATGAGATCGTGCGAGTGAGCACCTCGACCGGTGAGCGGATTGAGGGTCGGGCGCACCTGACCGACCGACCCCCGACCCCACCCCCTCCATTGGGTCCTTTTCCAGGCCTATCACCGGAGCGGGTGAGCGCGACTGCGGGATTTCGGTCTCTGTGAATTTTTACAGGGGGATTCCACCGCCCTTTGAATGGAATCGGAATCACATGGCCAAAGGGTATTCAGACGAGCTGCGTCAGCAGGTCATAGCCTTCATTGAGGAAGGCCATACCGTCCGGCAGGCAGCGGAAAAGTTCAATGTCAGCCCCAGCTTTGCTGCCAAATCGCACAAGAAGCACGTCGATCAGGCCACACAGCCACTTTTGCCAGAGCAATATCCGGTTAAGGATGACGAACAGCCTGAAAACGAAGCCGAAACAACAGCAGCGGATCTCGCCGAGATCCTCGGTGTTTCAAAGCGGGCAATATCAGATTACGTCGAGCGTGGAATCATCGTGAAGACAGGTCGGAATCGCTTCGACCTGCGCAAGTCTGTCCAGCTTTATTGCGAGCATCTACGCGGGATCGCGGCAGGCCGTGGCGGCGACAATGTCGATACGCTTGCAACCGAACGCGCCAGACTGGCACGCGAGCAGGCCGATCAGGCCGCATTACGCAATGCGGCGATGCGCAAGGAACTGGTCCCGATTGCCGAGGTTCGCAACGAATGGGTTTCGATAGCCCGACGGGTTCGAAACGTCATGATGGCGGTTCCATCCAGATGCCGCCAGATGCTGCCCCACCTTACCACTTTCGATGTCGATCTGATCGACGAGGAAATTCGCACGGCACTTACAGAGCTTGGTGAAAAGGACGATGACGACGGCTCTGGCGATCACGCGGCGGGCAGTTTGGGAAGCCCTGACGCCGCCACCGAAACTGAAGCTCTCGGAATGGATTGAGCAAACAGTTTATCTGCCGGAGGGTGTTTCATCCCTCACGGGTCGGGTGAGGCTCTGGCCACCGCAGCGCGAGATTGCAGACGCCATCGGCGATAGCGCGCTTGAACGTGTCACACTGGTGAAGCCGGTGCGCGTCGGCTTCACGACGCTTCTGACAAGCGCGATGGCCAGTTTCTGTTCGAACGATCCGTCGCCGATCCTTTCGCTCCTGCCGACTGAGGCCGACTGCCGCGACTATATGGTTTCGGATGTCGAGCCGATCTTTGATGCCTCGCCAGCGCTCAACGGATTGTTGACCGGCGATGTTGATGAAGGTGGCAGAAACACTCTGCTTTCCCGGCGCTTTCCGGGCGGCTTTCTGAAAGTCATTGCTGCAAAGGCACCGCGCAACCTGCGCCGCCATAATGTGCGCATCCTGTTTATCGACGAAGCGGATGGCATGTCGGCGACCAAGGAAGGTTCGCCGATCCTGCTCGCCGAGCGCCGCACCCTGTCTTTTGCGGATCGCAAGATCGTAATGGGGTCGACGCCGGTTTATGAGGAAACCAGCCATGTGCTGCAATCCTATGAGCAGTCGGACAAGCGAATTTATGAAGTGCCTTGCCCTGAGTGCGGGCACTTCCACGAGATCCAGTGGTCAGACATTCAGTGGCCGGAAGGCGAGCCGGAAAAAGCGTATTATGTTTGCCGGGAGTGTGGATCGGTTATCGATGAGCGCCATAAACCCGGCATGGTTGCGAATGGTCGCTGGCGGGCGCTAAGGCCGGAAGTCAAAGACCATGCAGGGTTTCGGATGAATGCCCTGATTTCGCTGCTACCGAATGCATCTTGGGGCCGATTGGCGAAGGAGTTTGTCGGCGCGAAGAACGATCCGTCGAAGCTTCAAACCTTCATCAACACGATCCTTGCGCAAGGCTGGAAGGAAAACACTGACGAGTTGGATGATATCGAGCTTGCTAGCCGCGCCGAAGATTTCAGCCTGGTTGCGGAAACACCAGACGATGACGATGCGACGGCCACGACCGGCATTCCTGTTCAGGTTCTCATCATCACAGCAGGCGTTGACGTGCAGGATGATCGATTGGAAATCACCTTCATCGGTTGGGACAAAGAGGGGATTCCTTACGCCTTGGGGCATGAGGTGATTTGGGGCCGATACGACGATCATACGACCTGGTCGGAACTGGATGTTGCGCTCGGCACGCAATGGGATCATCCGCTCGGCGGCAAGATCAAGGTCGATGCCACCTGCATCGATAGCTCGGACGGCGAAACGATGGAAACTGTCTATCGTTATGCATTCCCACGGTTCCGCAGGCGCGTGTTTGCGATCAAGGGCGTCGGCGGAAACAGACCCTGGATTGAGAAATCCAAGTCGACCGTGAAGGGTGGCAAGCTTTTCATCGTCGGTGTCGACGGCATCAAGAGTCACATTTTCGGTCGGCTGGCGCGTGCCAGTTCCATGCGCTTCTCGAAAGCTCTGCCTGATGTCTGGTTTGAGCAGCTCGTGGGCGAGCAACTGGTAGTCAAATACTCGCGCGGACAAACTGTCCGGCAATTCGTTCCGGTGCCGGGGCGACGACACGAAGCTCTCGACTGCACGGTTTATGCCTTTGCCGCTCGCCAGATGGTGAATGCGAACTGGGCGCACCGTGAGGGCGATTTGTCGACGCCACCGGAAATTAAAGCCGTGACCTCCCTTCCACAAATTGCACCTTCGGAGTGGTTATAATCATGGCGTCAATAGACGATCAGATCGCAGCGCTTGAGGAAGCCATTCTGACCGGCGCAAAAAAAGTCATCTTCCACTCAGGCGGGACTCGCCGCGAGGTGGAATATCATTCCTTGAAAGATATGCGTGAGGCGCTTGCGGATCTTCGGGCCCGTAAATCGCGTGGTCCTCGCACCATTCTGGCGGCGTTAGACTAATGGGCATTGGGAACATTCTTGATAAGGCCATCGGCTATGTGTCGCCGGAGGCAGGCTTGCGCCGTGTTCGTCACCGGGCTGCAATGGAGATTGTCCAGCGCAGCTATTCCGGTGCGGAAACCAATCGCCTGAAATCCGGCCGTCGCGCGAAATCGACATCGGCAGATGCCGAGATCGCTCGCGCCGGTCGCAAGCTCCGCGACCGTATGCGGGATCTGGTCCGCAATAATCCCTATGCGGCGAAAGCAGTCTCCGAGCTGGTCAGCCATGCCATCGGCGACGGCATTATTCCGCGCTCGAAAGACAAGGAAGCAATCAAACTGTTCCAGGAATGGAGCAAGGTTTGCGATGCTGATGGCGATCTCGACTTCAACGGCATCGTTGCCCTGACAGTTCGGGAAATGTTTGAAAGCGGCGACGGCATAGTACGCCGCCGCCGCCGTAGGCTGGAAGATGGACTTCCTGTGCCATTGCAATTGCAGGTCGTTGAATCTGACCTGCTCGATAGCACCAAAGAGGGCGTGCTGTCCGGTGGCGGGAAGGCAATTCAGGGGATCGAGTTCGATGCAATAGGCCGCAAGCGCGCCTACTGGATGTTTGGATCGCACCCCGGAAACAGCTTTTTTGACCCGCAATCAACCATCGTTTCGAAGCCCGTTCCGGCAGCTGATATTGCGCATGTGTTCGAAAAACAGCGCACGCAGGTCAGGGGTGTTCCATGGGGGACGCCTGCAATGGACGATACATTCGACCTTGCCGAGTATGAGCAGTCGGAGCTTGTCAGAAAGCGCCTTGAGTCCTGCATTGTCGGGGTGATGACAGGCGGTGACATTGACGACACGATAGGGTTGCCGCTGACCGGCAAGGATGGCGAAGCGACGACACCGGGCATTTACAATGTGCACGGGCAGCGTGTCGAAAAGTTCACGCCGGGTATGTTCTACAATGCGGTTGGTGGTCGAGATATGAAGTTCTCACAGCCTGCCGTTACCGACAGCTACGATCCTTATAAAGTTTCGATGCTGCATACGATCTCAGGTGGGTGGCGCGTTCCCTATGCGCTGATGACGGGTCGGCTCGACAAGGTCAATTACTCGTCGAGCAAGATCGGTCTGGAAGGCTTCCGGCGCATGATCTCAATGCTGCAGTGGCAGATCATCATACCGATGCTGTTGCAACCGATGTGGGACTGGTTCTGTGAAGCTGCCTATCTCGCAGGGAAGATCAGCACTCCGACAGTGGCGGTTGAATGGTCGCCGCCGCGCTTCTACTCAGCGGATCCGCTGAAAGATGTGAACGCCAGGATCAAAGAAGTTCGCGCCGGTTTCCGCTCTCTCTCATCGGCAATCGCCGAGACCGGTGAAAACACTGATGATGTGCTGGATGAAATAGCGTCGGACAATGCCAAGCTCGACAAGCGCGGCATCATTCTCGACAGCGATCCGCGCCGCATATCGCAGGCAGGTCAAGTCCAGCAGCCCGTCGATACCGACGATCCTCCTGAGAAGGACGAAAACGATGACGAAACTTAACCTGCGCAAAATGCCGGACAGTCTGCCTATGCAGATGCAGGAAGTCCGGCTGTTGCCTTCCGGTGTCGATACCAAGACACGCACACTGGATCTGGTATGGACTACCGGCGCAACTGTTCGCCGTCGCCGTTATGTCGGCTGGGATACGGTTGTTCCCTTCGACGAGATCCTGCTTGTCAGCGACAAGGCAATCGACCTGTCGCGGATGAATGCCGGTGCGCCGGTTCTGGATAGTCATTCCGTCTGGTCGACCTTTTCGCAGGTTGCCGTCGTCGAGCGGGCCTGGGTTGACGGCGGGGAGGGCAAAGCGTCGATCCGTTTTCCAAAAGCCGGTATCGACGAGCGCGCCGACCGCATGTTCGGCCTTGTCTCCGATGGCATCATCAAAAATGTGTCGGTTGGTTATTCCATCGACAAGATCCGTATCGAGGAAGCCCAGAAAAAGGGCGAAGTCGAAAAGGTGTTCGTCGAGCGATGGACGCCGAACGAAATTTCGTTCGTGACGGTTCCGGCAGATCCCGGAGCGCAGGTCCGCAACCACGCGGATACTTTCCCGCTCTTGGTCGACCGCAAGCCCGTCTCTACGTTTGCGGCATCAGCGCGGATGAGAATGGCGGAAGCCATCCGCCGCCTCGCTTAATTCAGCAATCATCCATTTCCAGTTTGCCGCCTGCAATTCTCCGGGGTTGCAGGGCGACGGCGCTTGTT